TGGCCAACGCATCATGGAGTTGGGTGGGGTACGCGCATCGATCTTTGATTACCTGACCCTGCGGACAGGATTAAACGCAGACGTATCGGCTGAGGAGCTTGCCACGGAGCTAGACAAGCAGAAGGGTCATGTTTCGCGTGAGCTGAGAGCACTCAAGGCGAAGGGGCTAGCCGAGCCTGTAAGGACAGAAGAAACAGGATCAAGACCACGAATTTATTGGATGGCGAGCCCTGCAGCCATGGAATGGTCCCTGGGGGGCTCAGAACCAGGATCTAATGGATCTGTTGGATCTTTTCCAATTAAATCCATTAAATCCAATATATCTAACTCCCAGGACGATACAAGCGTACTACCCTCTGAAACAAAAGATCCAAGCTCAAAATCAATAGATCCAAAGACCAAAGTCGAAATCCGCAGGGGTGACGAATGGGCCAGTGGGTTTATCGTTCGCAACGGATTTGACCTCAACAAGATTTCTGTTGAGCGTCTTGGTAATCCAATGGTGACGATCAGCAACCTGCGTTGGGAGCTAGACGTTCGCCTTTGCCAATCCGGCTCGCAAGAGCCTGAACCAACCGAACTATTTGATTTCTGATGCCTGACTGCAACCGCACCTACCCCGTCCGCGTGGACGTGAGACTGACTGAAGAAGAACGCGACGCTTTGAACGCTGAAGCAATGCAACGCGGCATTCCGCGCCAGGAGCTGCTGAGGGCTCGCGTGTTGAGCGAAGCCAATCAGCCTGCCCCCGTTCCTGAGATCAAGCCTGTGCATTACTCCAAAGGCCGCGATGTAATCGATCGAGCTATGGATGCTGTCAAAAGGCGGTATGACATCCCCCACGCTCAATTGGAGCCGTTGATCTGCACGGTGATTTGTGCGTTGAACGCAAAACGTTGACGCCTGCCTGCGGGTATGCCATACTTTGACCAAGCGGGAGACCGCATCATCAAAACAACTCATGGATTACCACCACGCAATGCTCAACCTGTTCGAGTCCTTCGAACGTCATCAGGATGAGCTTCAATCACGCAACAGCCTGTTAGCTCTTGACGCCGTACCAAGCCCCACTTTTTACATCGAGGCATTCTTTGATGGCGACCTTGAATGGACTGAGTACGCCTACAGCGAACGTGAGCTTCAAAACCTTAAAAATGACGCCATCGACTCTGGCTGTACTTTTACTGTTCGCCTAGAGGACGACGAAGATTAATGACTATTAGCAATCACCCTGCGACGGTTTCAAATCGCAAGCGAAGAAAAAAAGCTAAAGCTAACGGCATGTGTTCAACGTGCTGTGTTCGGCCTGTTGCAATGGACCGAGTGACTTGCCATCACTGCTTGACCCATACCAGCATCCAAAATTATTTCAAGCACAAACGCGGCCCTGCTTTAGTTCATGGTTCTTGTTTTGTTGAGGGGTACAGCCCTGAATGGATGCACATCATGTTTGCCAAATTTAATGGCCGCTGTTTTTACACAAACGCCACTATTGAAATTGGCGGAGAAGAAACCGCAGCAATCACATATGACATTCCAAGGCGCTTGGTTGTTGTTTACGGCGAATCTAAGGTGATTCATCACAGCAACCTTGTTTGGTGTCACCGTGCGGTAAAGCGATTTAAGGGTCAGCTGACCGGAGACGACTTCAAGCGTCTTTGGAAAGACCTGACTTTTGATCAGAGCAACAGCTCTTAATTTCACGTCGGGGCGCCTGATGCCTTGGCATGGAGGCTGAAAGCCATACAACACCCACCCCCGTGGGAAAAGCAGGGCGGGCCGATGTCCCGATCAATACCCCGACAACACAATCTATTTATTTTTTTATGTCTCTTAATTTTCACGAACAAAAAAACCTTGAAAAAATTGCCGACGCTTTAACTGAAGTGTTTAACCCTGAAGAGGCTCTTGTTTGCACCCCCCTGCACAGGATTGCTCACGCCCTCGAGACCATTGCAAAATCTATGGATTCTTCTTTTGAACGCGAACAGGGACTGGATTAGGCACACGACTCATGAACCAAGACGATTCCCTTCGCGCCATCCAACGCCACAATGAACTCAGCGCCTTCCTTCGTTATGAAGCCAGACTCAGCCTTGCCTATCGCCAAACTGCGTACGCTCGAGCCAGACGGGCGCATCATGATCACAGTGGGCGAGCAACCGATCCAATTCAGGTCGATCGTGAGTAGCCATCACCTCGTCGAGGAAAAGATCATCCGCCTTCAGAGCTATTGGCTAAAAGCCAGTCAAAACCAAGAACTCTGAGCTACCATCTCATCGTTCCCCTGTTAACTTCAGGGCATGGGTAAGAAGTCAACCAACAGCGAAATTCAACACCGCGTTAATACTGTTTATCAACTTCTGATCAAGTCGTATTCTCGCTTTTCCATCCTGCAATACGCCGCAGATGAGTGGGATGTCGCTGATCGGCAGGCTGATGAATACATCGCACGCGCTCGTCAGTTGATTCAAGAGGACTCAGAGATTGAGCGGCCTCAATGGTTAGCTGCTGCAATCGCACGCCTTGTGGAATATGAAAAAAGAGCTGGTAAAGACGATCAATTGCAAACTGCAATCAAGGCTTTAGAGACTCAAGCCAAGCTTTTGCGTTTTGAAATGCACTGATGTCGTTGTTAACAGGTCTCTGCGAACCAACACGACTGCTCGCATTTTCTGAGCCACCGGATCAGAAAACAACCGACGACATTCTCAACAGAATTAGGGCAGATCTACATCCTGGGCAGCGTCAGTTTGTGGACGATCAAAGCACCGAAATTATCGGCGTCTCTGCTGGGTACGGCGCAGGCAAGACGCGGGCCTTATGTGCCAAAGCAGTATTCATGGCCGCGGCCAATCAAGGCTTTACCGGTTGTGTCATGGAACCAACCGGGCCTTTAATTCGCGACATCTGGCAAACAGATTTTGAGAACTTCTTGGAGGAGTACGAAATCCCGTACACCTTCAGAGCATCGCCGCTTCCTGAATACACACTGCATTTAGAAAAAGACACCAAATTGCTTTGCCGCAGTTTTGAGAACTGGCAAAGAATCATCGGCTCTAATTTTTCGCACATCCTTGCGGATGAGGTTGATGTTGTTTCGCCTGGCATCGCGAACAAAGCATTCCCAAAAATCCTTGGTCGTTTGCGTGCTGGCAACGTGCGGCAGTTTGCGGCGGTATCAACGCCTGAAGGTTTTCGTTGGATGTGGAACACGTTTGGCACAGAAGAAGCGCAGCAGCGCCCTGACCGGAAGCTGATTAGGATGCGCTCGGCAGATAATCCACATCTGCCCCAAGACTTCATTGAACGGCTGCAAGCCAACTACGACCCGAGCCTTTTGAAGGCTTATCTAGAAGGCCAATTCTGCAACCTCACAACTGGTCAGGTTTATGACCGTTTTGATCGCGCCAAGCATGTAATCACCGATATTCCTGATGTCAGCAACGAGCCTCTTCGCGTCGGCGTTGACTTCAATATCGGAAACATGTCAGCAGTCATCGGTGTTCGTCTTGGGAACAACCTTCTCCTGATCGACGAGATCAGCGGTGCGCATGACACCGACGCCATGGCCCAAGAAATACAACGCCGCGCAGAAGGACGCCAGGTTTACGCCTACCCTGACGCATCTGGCGGAAACAGAAGCACGAATGCCTCGCGAACCGATATACAGATTCTCGAGTCATACGGCTTCAGCAATCAATCACCAAAGGCCAACCCTCCCGTCCGCGATCGGGTGGCTTCTGTTCAAGCTTTGTTGGAAAACGGAAAGGGCGAAGTCAGATTGCAGGTCGCCGCAAATTGCAAACGAACGATCGAATGTTTAGAGCTGCAGAGTTACACCGAGGCCGGTGATCCCGATAAAGATCAGGGGTATGATCACATGAATGACGCTCTTGGTTATCTTGTCTACCGCGATTTCAGCATGATTCATGCTCGCGCTGGCCGAGGCACTGGCATCAGGCTTTACTAAACTGACGGCATCGGGCGGGATTTAACTGTGTATTCAGGCTTTTCTGGTGGTCGCCAACGTGTTGGTAACGTCACTCAGGTGAACGACCCCAGTACGGCTTGGGTTAATCAAGAACCGCATTGGGGATTGATTGAACATTTACTTGGCGGCACATACAAAATCAGAAAAGGCCACCGCAAATTTTTGCCTCAAGAACCTAGAGAATTAGACGAGTCTTATGACAACAGGCTGCAGCGTTCAGTTTTAGCGCCTTATTACGTCAGGCTTGAGCGCATGTTGGCTGGCATGTTGACGCGTAAGCCAGTCAGGCTTGACGACGTTTCTGATCAAATCCGCGAGCAATTATTCGACGTTGATCTGCAGGGCAATGATCTGCAGACGTGGCTTTACAACACATCGCGCATCTGCATTCGCTACGGGCACGTTGGTGTTCTTGTTGATGCGCCAAAGTCTGGCGACACTGGCCGCCCTTACTGGATCACGTACACGCCAAGGGACATCCTTGGCTGGCGCACTGAAATGGCCGATGGCCAACAGAAGCTGACGCAGCTTCGTTTGTTTGAAAAGGTACTTGTCCCAGATGGCTTGTACGGAGAAAAGCAAGTCGAGCAAGTACGTGTCTTGACCCCTGGCGCATTTGAGATCTTTCAAAAAGATCAAAAGGGTGACTTCCGTGTTGTTGATGAAGGCACAACAAGCCTCAGCGAGATTCCGTTCAGCGTTGCTTATTCCAACCGGGTTGGTGTTTTGGAGTCATTCCCGCCGTTGGCTGATATTGCTGAGCTAAATCTGCAGCACTATCAAGTCCAATCAGATCTTGGGAATCAACTGCACATCAGCGCAGTGCCGATGCTTGCGTTGTTTGGTTTCCCTGCAGCAGCAGAAGAAATTAGTGCAGGCCCAGGCGAAGCACTAAGCCTCCCCGAAGGAGCGGCGGCGAGCTACATCGAACCGGCTGGCAACAGCTACGACGCGCAGTTCCGCAGGCTTGACCAGATCGTTTCGCAGATTAATGATCTTGGCCTTGCCGCTGTGATGGGTGCAAAGCTCAGCGCAGAAACTGCCGAGTCAAAGCGGATTGATCGCAGTCAAGGCGACAGCACGATGATGGTTGTCGCGCAGCAGATGCAAGACCTGATTGACAACTGCTTGCGGTTCCACGCTGATTATCTGCAGGAGTCACAAGCTGGCAGCAGCCTTGTCAATCGTGACTTTATGGGCGCAAGACTTGAGCCACAAGAGATTCAAGCGTTGTTGCAGCTTTACACCGCTGGCACGGTGACACAAGAAACGTTGTTGCTGCAGCTTGAAGCAGGCGAAGTGCTTGGAGATGACTTTGATGTTGAGGCCGAGCTTGAAGCAACGCAGGCTGGCGGATTACTTGAAACACCGCAGCCAGTCCCGCAGCAGGAAGTCACAATACCTGAAGGAGAACCGGAGGTAAACGATGGGGTGGCTTGATGATTTGCGGAGGCCAAAAGCAGAACAACCATCAAGTCGGGATTTCTTTTATTCGCATGACAGGCTTGCCAATCAGTATTTTGCAGTCATCAGACTGACGTGGTATTTGGACGGCAAGGTTTGCGCCGTGACCGAAAGCAGTATTGCGACTTATGACAAAGATGTCGTGGCGGAATTTACGTCAATCTTGGATAACGCGTTAAAGCTTGGCGCTGATGCCGCTGTCGTTTGCATTCGAGAGCCTGAAGCCCTTGGCATTCATGAAAAATGAGCACACCTGCCGAGCTTTACCGCAAT